AGGCAAAAACAACTGGGGACGTGAAGAAGGCAAAAGCTCTAGTCCTGAAGAATTAAAATCGTTTATCATGAGTCGCGGCAAGGGTGAAGACTGGCGGCCCAAGTTTGCCGGTGACATGGCAGCACTGTGGCCTATATTTGAAGCTGCTACGCCTTCAGATTTCCGTGGTTATGTCTACGGAGACATCCTGTTCCATCCGGGCAAGTCATACACAGGTGCAGATGGCCGCATCTCGTTTACTCCTAATCAAACCACTTACTCAGTTATGGTCAACAGCGACACAGGTCGAGCACTGGCCAAGGCCAAAGTAGCTGTGGCAGCTCACAAGGTATTCAGTTATTTTGGAGACAAGAGTGGAGAAGACTTTGATAATCCAGAACTGTTTAATAACACTCCAGCACTTGAAGTATTCGGTCTAACCAGCGTGAGTCATAGACCAGCTGTGGGTGCAGAGAATCTAGCTAAGATAGAAGCCCTGGCTAAGAATCAGACAAAGATCAACGGCCTACTGGCTCCGGTCGCAGGCATGGGGTATCTACAGTCAGAGATCTATACATTTGTCAACACTCAGAGCAAGGCCAAACAGTTGGACATGATCAACACAGAAGCATTTATGAACTTTGTGGCAAAAACTCCTGCCAAAGCCCAGAAGATCGCTGCGCACAGTGAACGTCATCCCGGAGTTATGGATCTGCTGTTTGAACTAGTACGTGAGATTATGTCGGCCAAAGATGAAGTGATCCGTGAACTGGATGCTGCTGAAGGTGAAATCACTGCTAACACAGGCGGAAAACCCGGCGGTGAGGGCTATGTTGCAGCTGGTACAAAACTAGTACCACGTGACCGTTGGACTCCTTTTAGAGCTGATTAACTGTTCAAAACACCTGATTTTTTCAATCCAATATAAATACTTGCATGGAATCAGGATGATTCCTAAATTGCCGGCCTCTGAGCGAGGTCATTGATCAAGGAGAACATATCATGGCAGACATTTCAACAGTAACACAAATTTATGACAACGCAGGTGCAGCAATCGCAGCATCACAATTAGGTGCAAACAAAAAAGTTAAAAACGGACAAGGTATTGCTGGACGCACACGTATTATCAATCTTGCAAACACAAATATGACACAAGCAGAACTGGATGCAGCAATCCTGTTTCTACAAACAGGTGGTACCGCAGGCACCAACGACGCACACGTAGTTGTGGGTGTTAGTTGCCTAACAGAATCAGGTGTATTTACAGCTGGAACAACTGACGATGTGCAAGTTGCAATCCAAGGCACAGGAGCATTTACTGCTGCCGCTGACTTTGGTGGAGTAACTGGTACAACATCATCACTATTAGCTGACTTCGCTGGTTTACAGGCTTAATAGTTTTTAATTCTCAGGGATGGGAAGCACTAAAGCGCCGCAAGGCGCTTTTTTGTGGGTTGAAATTCTGTGAGTTAAATACACACATAATGGCACGCTATCAACTCGTTACCCTCATAGATATTACTCGAAGTCATCCTGCAAGAGAAGAAACTGACAAGATTAAACTTGGCCAGCAGGCCAACTTCAACAGCCTACTACAGGCCATAGGTCTAAGGTCTAACGTGATGTGGCTGCGTGATCCAAAGCAACACACAGGAAGGTTACCGGAACCAGCCCAAGGCAAAGCCACGCATTGGATCTGGGAGTTTGACTGCGAGCGTGATGAGGTATTTTCACAGGACAACGATCCAGTTTATCTTTTGGTGCATGATCTCAACCATGTGCCTGTGATTGTTGATTTAGAAAACAGTGAAGACATAACCCCAGCAGCGTTCCAGACTCGAGGTGACATGATAAATACTTGGATAACGATGATTTAGGCAAACTGTATTTCCGCACAGTTAGCATAAATACTAGTTCAAAGGCAATCATTAGGCATTCAATCATATCATAGGCACATGGCTCGGAGCGAGCACTTGACTTATCACATTGGAGACGGCCTTTATGCCTACGGTAGCAGAACGTGTTGGAATAGTAGAAACGCAGGTTGCAAATCTTGACGAAAAACTGGACGAACTCAAGGTTGATGTCAAAGATCTTCACGATTGCCTAGATAAAACCCGTGACGGACTCACTGAGAAATTGAATCACATGTATGAAGCCTCCTGCACACAGCATGCAGAACTGGGCAAAAAACTCAACGAACTAGAAAAAAGCAAAAACAAGATGATGATGTATGGCATGGTAGGCATGGCATTTATAGCTGGTCTAGGATGGACTGGACAGCTGAATCTACAGACCATACTCAAGTTCTTCGGAGCGTAACGCAACACCACTTAAATAAGGACCATAGGTCCTTTTTTTATGACACAAATCAGCCGTAGACTAGAACACATAGTTCGCAAAGAACTACTGCAAAATCCCATACCAGTTCGAATCACGGAAGGTATTCTTGTAGGTGATGTGCTGATACAGAGTCAAGGTCATATCAAAAACCTCCTACGTAATGGAGAGATCGTCTATGGAGAAATACATCTTAATGCAGCGGCCATCAAAATAGCCAATCTCATGTGCCTACGTCAACATTCGTTGATTATAGATCGCATCTATGCCGCAGATCAAGACTACGGGCGCTGGTTCACTGACAGCCAACTACTGCGTAATCAATATCAAAAGGCCAAAGACTCAGGGGATCATGACCGTGCAGATATACTGTGGGCTCGATACACGGAAAGCAGAGATCGCACGATTGCTGCTAAAAACCTAGCAGACTCTTTGACCAAATCCTGAATAAATATACTATAAAATCTGGACCCTTAAAACTATGAAAACCACAGACCTTTTTAAATCTAATCGATCAGCCAAAAGGCTTAACGAATCTTTAGAAAAAACATTTGGAACAAAGATCAATTTTCAAGACTTCGACACACCAAAGCTAGAAGACGCTAGAAACAAACTGCGCACACAGATCCACGATGCACGTAGCCAAAGCGGATTTAATGAAACCATTGAAAATGAAACCCTAACCAAAGCCCAATGGATGCACGATGCTATAGTATCTGAATTAGCAGAACGTGAAGAATACATAGTGGATACCACAACTGATGAGAATTACGAAAGTATGTGGGCAGACGCAGACATAGAGGAAGGCTCAGGTATCGACAGAAAAGAATTAATGGATATCCTTAAACGATTTGACGAAAACATGAACGAAATCGGCGGTTATGGTGATCCAGATTTCGATAAAATTCTAGCTGCTCTAAACCAAGGTGATGTTGAATCAGCTGTGGAAGAAGTGTATGGAAATTATAGCGATCAAGACGGTGGCGAACTGCGTAACATGGACGACTACATAGAAGATCTCGAATACGAATTCAAAGACCTAGCAGGTGTATCAGATGGCGACGAAGGCGGCGAAACTGATGATGGGTATGCCTTAGCATCAGCAGGCTTTGGTAGTGATGAAGACTACGAAAGCGTTAACAACGAAGTCAGCCTAGGCGACTATAGTAAAAAAGCCGCAATGAGCAAGGCCATGGCTCAGACAAACCGATTCTTCGACCGTGACGATCCTGAGGCAGTTGCGGCAGCTGATAAGACTATTGCAAATAGAGAACGGGGCATGGCACGTGCCGATGCTAGACGCAAGCCTTACACACCACCACCTGTGGACCAAGAAAAACAACGCCAAGACCTAGCAGACAAATACCCCAATATTGATGAACTGGTGCGCAAAGCAGAACTGCGTCGTGACCCCGACTACGAAATGGCAGACGGACAGGCCTACTATGATGGGCGTGATGCTGAACAGAACTATCAGAAACTCAAGCAGATACAAAGCATGATACGCAGTACACAAGAGATGAACACCAACGAAGCGTATATTAACAATGCCAAAGATGCTGTTAATATTCTAGCGGATATCAGAGCACAATCTAAACTAGCTTCACGAGGTGAAGCAGACCCAGTTCGCCCTAATCAACTAGTGAACGATCTTTATGATGTCATGCAATGGATTGAGGCCAACATGGAAGGGTCAATCGAAACAGAATCAGTAGAAAACTCAGGAGAAAATATGACTAAACTAAGAGAAGGTGAGATCCAACAAGCAAGTGCGATCGTCACAGCAAAGACCATGGTTGACAGAGTCGGCCGTTGGATTGAAGAACTCAGCGGCATGGAAAATGATACCTTACTACAACTAGGTGACAGCATCCGTGACGAAATGGGACAAGAGCAGGCCAAAGCATTTATTGAAGCAGTAGCACCTGCAATTCAACAGGCTCTAGAAACACTCAAAGGCACACGCGATACACTGTCTACTGGTGTTCGCAGTTTAGCCAGTGGTGAACAGCCTGCAGATATGCTAGGTGCTGAGCCCACAGACATGGGCGGTGACGAGATGGCTGCAGAACCAGATGCTATGAACATGGGTGACGAGATGGGCGGCGAAGATGAATTTGCTGCTGCTGAACCCGCAGCAGGCGGAATAGGTGATGCAGGCCGTGAACAACGTGAAAGCATTAATCGCAGCAGTAGCTTACTGAAAGTATTAGCAGGCTAATATGAGCGCCTCGCAAATTTTGAGGTCTTACCTCGATATTTTAAATGAAAGAGGCAGAGGAGGTGGCAGTGTCCGACCCTCTGGGGCAGTTACACCTACAGCTATACCAAAACCGGGCCAGCCTACAGATCTACAACAAACGTCAAAGTTACAACAAAAAACAAGAGTAGGTCTTCAGTCTTTTGGCAAATCTTTAACCGGACAGAATCCCAGTGCGGTAGGACAGGCAGTGAAAGGGCTTGATAAAATTTCTCAAGGTTCAACAGTCACTGGAGCACAATCCACTGCGCTGGAGCCTTTTATTGAACCATTGCAGATGATATTAGCCAATCCACAACTTAAAACAAGATTCTTAGCATTGGTTACACAGGCCAAACAGTCAGTGGCCAAAACAGATCCATCGGCCATTACAACTCCGGAAGCCACATGAGATTACATGAAATCACTTCTGCTAAAGAACAGCAGCAGTTAGACGAAATCCTACCTGTGCTGGGTGCAGTAGCAGGCGGTGTAGCACGAGGCGCTGCTGCGTTAGGTGGTGCCGCACTTAGAGGTGGTGCCGCTCTTGCAAAAGGAGTTGGCAGCGCAGTGTCGCAGGGAGCCAAGGCTGTGGGCAATGTCGCATCACAAGGAGCAAAGACTGTTGGTCAAGCAGCAAAGACTGTTGGCCAAGGAGTTAATGCTGTAAGTCGAGCAGCCAATCTCGGTGGCTTAGAGGGCGGCGCAGTAGATCCGGCTGCACAAGCTCAACAAGTAGTTGCTGCTAAAAAAGAAGTGCAGGATCAAATCAAAGCCAAGCAACAGGAACTGCAACAACTACAACAACAACTGGCACAGATAAAATGAGATTTTTTGAATTCGCAGACACTGATATGGGACTAGACAAGTTCGTGATTATTCTCAAGAACTTCATAGGCAGAGCTGCGTCTAAAAATCAACCATCTAAATTAAATTGGCGCACACTGCAAAAAATCGCAGACGATAGCGGATTTGAGATGGCTGCGGATTATGAGACCTTCAAATCAATCTATGACTCTAGCCCTATCATACAGAATCTCGTCAAAGATTTCAATGCCGACGGCATTACACTGAATGTACCGGGCACTGACAAAGATACTCAAACTCCTGTGAAACAAGATCAAACCAGCCAAGACGCTGTGGATAAAATGGCAGCGTCAGCTGCTCCTCAACAACTAGCAGCCCAGGCTTGACAAACTGATATCATTCCTGTAATATATACAGAATGACAACAATTTTCACACCCCCACCCTTCGTAGATCGTTTTCAATACAAAGCCTGCCAACAGGTCAATGATCCTGTTACTCGAAAACGAGTTTATCTAACACCCGACGGCGAAAGCCTACCTTCAGTGACAACCATTCTGTCAGCTACCAAAGACATGACACATTTGAACGAGTGGAAGAATCGTATAGGACACGCCAAGGCCCAGCAGATCACCACAGAAGCTGCTGGAGTAGGCACAGCCATGCACGGTAATCTTGAAAGGTTTATAGCAGGCATGCAGAGACAACCTGGTAATAATCCTGTACATATACAGGCCAATAAGATGGCCGATGTGATTATCGAAAAAGGGCTGTCAAAAGTCAATGAAGTATGGGCAATGGAACAGAGCCTATATTACCCTGGTCTATATTCCGGAACCACAGATCTTGTGGGAGTCTACGACGGCGAACCTGCGGTGTGCGATTATAAACAGACCAACAAGCCCAAGAAAGCAGAGTGGGTGGAAGATTACTATCTACAGCTGGTAGCCTATATATTAGCACATAATGAAGTCTACGGCACAGACATAAAACGCGGAATTGTGTTCATGTGCAGCCGAGCTTTTGAATATCAGCAGTTTGAAGTCACTGCTGCAGACTTCAACAAGTACGAAGACATGTGGTTGAGCAAGGTAGAGGAGTACTACAGCCTAGGCAGATAAATACTCTATAACGGGAATTCATAACTATGGCTGTTGTTCAGATTAGTCGCATACAGGTCCGCAGAGGACAAAAAAACTCCAACAGTGGTGTTCCACAACTAAGTTCGGCTGAATTTGCCTGGGCTGTTGATTCACAGGAACTGTTCATAGGAAATGGCAGTGTGTTGGAAGGTGCTCCTTATGTGGGCAACACCAAAATCCTTACAGAACACGATAACATTCTAGATCTTGCCGGTAGTTATCAGTTTGCCAGCAACGACACCGCTATCACACTCAGCATTCCACGCAGTTTACAGAGCAAGTCAGACGAAACAGTCAGCGTTGCAGATTTTGGTGCGGTGGGAGATGGCAGCACAGACTGTGTAGCTGCGTTTGAAACGGCATGCACAGAACTGTTTAGAAACGCCAATGACAATTACAAAAAGACACTGTTGATTCCCAACGGTGAATATCTGTTCAACAGTGATCTTAAGATACCCAGTGGTGTGATTCTCAAAGGGGAAACACAGCTCGGAGCGGTGTTAAACATAGGTGTTAATAACATAGTGTTTATAACCAGCACTGGTCTACAATTACTAGATTTTAACAGTACCAATCGTCCGAGAAATGCAGACATATCAACGTTGACCATATCAAGGTCCACAGGCCAGCTTACTCTCAGCGGAGTTGCTGACAGCAAGTTTCATGCTGTGAGATTCGTTGGAGAGTACACCCTGGGAGATGCAGTGACCTTGTCTGCATCACCTGCTGCGGTATTCTGGAGCAACGATCTTATAGGCACTAGAGTAGATAATGTAGTCTTTGATGACTGTGTGTTTCAAGAAAATGCAGTATCTGTGAAATGTCTACAAACTGATACCTTTGATACCTCAGTGAAATTTCAAAACTGTGAATTTTTTGTCAACGATACAGCAATTTTTATTGACGGTGTCAGCACACAAGGTAATCGCTGGCAGGTCAACGACTGTGTGTTTGAAGAAATAGCCAACCAGGCATTCCGTTCTACGCAAGGCAGAGGTACATTAATACAACGGTCAAAGTTTAAGAATGTAGGCAACGGTACTAACAACAGTGCGAACCCCAACGATGTTATGGTCTACTTCGGAGACAAGATTGGAAACGTTGTTGTGGCCTGTACCAGTGATAGACAACAAGATGCAGCAGTAACATCATTGTCTACCACAGCATCCTTCACTGAAGTGTATAACAGTGCCGGTGTGAGTTTTGTAGATAAAAATTATTCATTGATCTATCTATCAGATAGTTTCACACCACTGGCAGCATTCTCCGCACAGAATAAATTTACTGTGATTAATTATTGTCTGAAACTAGGAGAACACACTAGATACGGCACTGTGACCATTGTTATCGGTGATGATCTCAGCCCGCTAAGTCATGGCAGTGACGTTTCTATCACAGATAATTTCACATATTCACCAAATTTTTTAACATCACCTGGAGCAAATACAATGGCTAATTTTGAATTTAATGTTACTAAGTCTAGTAACACGATCCTTGACGATTCTACAGCATCGGTTGTAGACACCGTGATGTTAACTTATAAAAATCCTCTTGCCACCGGCGTCATTGGTTCAATATCATTCGATGTTGCCTACGGTGTTTGATGAGCACGGGACTCAGAGATTAGCAGCTTGGCGACAGTTTAGACAGAGTTTAGAAATCAGTGAAACTCCATTGCAAGATGTAGCCAAATTATGGACACATGCTCCATTTGTCAGCAGCTATCTTGATCCCCAACTCCCCACAGAATGGCCCGATCCGTGGCATCTCATGCTGGATCTGCGCCTTGACGATCTTGCTCTTGTGTTGGGTATGCTGTATACTATCAAGTTAACACAGCGGTTTTCTCACACCGTTTGCGAGATACATATGTCTATGAGCCCAGAAAAAAATTCCACACAATATCTTCTTTTAGTAGATCATAGTCACGTGCTTAATCTAGACCACGGTGCAGTAGTAGAAAAACAAAGATTAGAATCACTAGATACTAAAACAATTTACTCTGTGTCAAGTCTGTAATAAATACCCCACGACATTAAAATAGAGAACAATAAATGAGCATTACAGTAATCAAAAGAAACGGCAGCAAAGAACCATTAGCTGTAGAAAAATGGCAGGCCCAGGTGGCCAAGGTATGCAAGGGCATAGCAGATGTCAGCCAAAGTATGATAGAAATCAAAGCACAACCACATTTCTATGACGGCATTACTACTGAAGAGATCGACGGCATTACTCTTAGAGCTATTGTTGATCTTATAGATGTAGAATCAAATCCAGATGTCGGCAACACCAATTATCAATACGTGGCAGGTAAACAGCGTTTAAGTATGCTACGTAAAGATGTGTATGGCAGTTATGAACCACCACACTTATATGAAATCGTTAAAACCAATGTGGCCACTGGTTTATATACTAACGAATTGTTAGAATGGTACAGTGAAGACGACTGGAACCGTATGCACGAAATGCTCGATCACGCTAAAGACGAAGAATATTCGTATGCAGCTATCGAGCAGTTGATTGAAAAATATCTTGTGAAAAATCGTGCCACTAAAGAAATCTACGAAACTCCTCAGATTCGATATATGATAGCAGCCGCAACAGTTTTTCACAAAGAAGAACCTAACACGGCTAGAATGAAATTAATCAAGGAATATTATAATGCAGCTTCAGACGGTCTATTTACTCTCGCTACTCCTGTTCTTGCTGGGCTTGGCACTCCCACTAAGCAGTTCAGTAGTTGTGTACTCATTCGCAGTGATGATGATCTTGACTCCATTTTTGCTAGTGGAGAAATGATGGCCAAGTATGCCAGCAAACGTGCTGGCATTGGCTTGGAGATAGGTCGTCTACGTCCGTTGGGTAGTCCCATCAGAGGTGGCGAGATCATGCACACTGGGATGATTCCATTCCTTAAGAAATGGTTCGGTGACTTACGTTCATGCTCACAAGGCGGTATTCGCAATGCCAGTGCTACAGTGTTCTATCCCATATGGCATTTACAGTTTGATGATCTCATTGTACTGAAAAATAATCAAGGTACAGAAGAAACTCGTGTACGACACATGGATTATGGTGTTGTACTGAGCGCATTCTTTTGGCGTAGATTTAAGAACAAAGAGAACATAACGTTCTTCGATCCCAATGAAGTTCCTGATTTGTATGAAGCATTTTACAAGAACATTCAACGGTTTGAAGAATTGTATGTGAAGTATGAAAAACGTAAAGACCTACGTAAGAAAACAATGTCAGCTGAAGAAGTATTCAGGTCTGGCATACTTAAGGAGCGTACAGATACAGGTCGCATCTATTTGGTGTTTATTGATAATGTTATGGAACAAGGTCCTTTTGATCCTGAATACCATACCATATATCAAAGTAACTTGTGCTGCGAGATCTTATTACCAACTCGTCCATTTAAGAGATTAGACGACGAGACAGGACGCATAGCGTTATGTACACTGGGATCCATCAACTGGGGTGCGTTCCGAAACCCAGAAGACATGCGTCGTGCATGTCGCATACTACAGCGTAGTCTGTGCAATATATTGGACTATCAAGATTTCTTGAGCATCCAAAGCAAGCTCAGCAACGATGAAATTCAACCCTTAGGCATTGGCGTAACTAATCTTGCTTATTGGCATGCAAGAAGGGGGATTAAATATGGCGACAAAGATGCATTGGCAGAAGTTAAAACATGGATGGAGCATCAGGCCTTTTACCTTACAGAAGCCACGGTCGAGCTGGCGAAAGAAAGAGGAAAGTGTAAAGACTCAGACAGAACAAGATACGGACAAGGAGAATTCCCCTGGGAAAGACGAGCAGCAGGAGTCAACGAACTTGCCGACTTTACCCCGGAACTCGACTGGGAATCACTGAGAAAGGAGATGACCCAACATGGCGTACGAAATGCTACTCTTATGGCTATTGCTCCTGTGGAGTCAAGCAGTGTTGTTATTAACAGTACTAACGGTATTGAAATGCCTATGAGTTTGATCAGCACTAAAGAATCTAAAGCAGGATCATTCACACAGGTAGTTCCGGAATATAATCGATTGAAACACAAGTACCAGTTAATGTGGGAACAGAAAGACTGCGACGGTTACATTAAAACAGCAGCAGTACTAGCAGCTTATGTGGATCAAAGTATCAGTACCAATACATTCTATAATCCACT